ATTCATGCCGTTAGGTGTAGAAACAATAATAATCTTTGTTTTTGTACCAGCAGTAATAACAGGATAAACTGAGGTAAAGAATTCTGTAGCAATATTAGATGGTACGAAAGCAAACTCATCTAAGAACACAATGTTAAACGAACCAGAACGAGCCGCTGAACTTGATGTTGAAGATGCTACGATAACAGAACCGTTTTCTAATTCTACCCGGCCTTTGTTCCATTCAACAACGCCTTGTTGTAACCACATAGGTAAATTTTCATAAGCTAATTGTAACTTACTTAAAATACCACGAGCGGTTTCACCTCGGTTAGCAAGAACTGCTACAGATTGAGAATCTTGGAATAGAATTGTCCAAAGAAGATATGCGACTGTTGTAGTAGTTTTACCAACCTGACGAGGACATTTCATGATGGTAAAACGGTTATTGTGAAATGTTCGTATCATTTCTTCTTGAAAGTCATACATTTTAAACTCAGTCACACCTTCATCAAGTGTGATAATTTTAATGTATTTGGCAAAATATAATGGGTCTTTTCGACATTTAATATATTCTTCTACTTGTTCTTCGGTAAAACTAACATCTATACCTACTCTTTTTAGTAGAGGATTATCACGATACGACTCTTTCTTTTGTGTTGCCATTAGTCTTTACTTTTTAGTAACTTACTTAATTCAGATGTAGAACCCACAAAAATGGCTTTGTCTATATTGGTGGTATTAGTTTCTTTTTTAACACCAGAGATTTCCCGCATTTCTTTTTGAATCTTTAGAAGTCTATCATTGGCTTCAGTCATGTTCTTTAATAAAGTGGCATATACTTCAAAGGCTCTTGGATGTTGACCTGCTTTGGCAATTTCCAATATTTCATACATGGCTTCTTGACCTTGGTCAATGATACCTTGAAGATTTTCTTTTGATTGTTGATAAGCATCTGTTAAATCAGATTCAATATCAGGTTGTTTATAATGTGTAGATATTGTAGTTTTTTTTGGTTCTGGTTCACCAATAGGAGTTACATCAAAGACTTTGCTTAGATTTTTGTCAAGATTGTTCATAGTTTAAATTTTTGTTTCTGTTATTGTGGTGGTATATGTATAATCAGAATTAGCATTAGCAGTTATTGGATTTGGAGTAATTCTAATAGTGGCCAAATTAGCTGTTGGTACTTGATAAGAATTAAATGTATAATTTGCATTTGTGTTTACACCAATAATTGATTGAGATGAAACAAAATTACCATTAATATTTGTTAAATGCAAAACATTATTACTAGAATTCCAACTAACAACTTTAGCTGTAGCGGTTGAAATTTGTGGAGTATATCCTTGATAAACAATTTCACCTGCCTGATAACTACCAACTCCAGTATTTGCTGTCATTCTAAATCTTACTATATCGGTATCTTTTATATCATTTAATATATTTGTAATAGATGTACGAATTAATTTTGGTGTAGTATAAGAACCAAATATAAATCCTTTAACTGTAAAGTTTAAAGTCCATATAATCATTCTAGTTGGAGAATTTCTATCACCTTCATAATTAACTTCAGAAGTTACATTATTTAAAATAACAGGTACTTCTTTCACAACACCTAAATCTGGTATTAAATTTAATTTAATTGTGTAATCGGGGGTAAAAAAAGGAATAATATGTTCCAATAATTGAGTACCATCTTCTGTATTTCTTACATACAAATATAAAGAAAAATCAAAATCATAAGGTACCGGATTATATTGAGACACTACACCAGAATTTGTATTTGTGTAATTCTTTATGTTTGTATTTTGTTTTCTCGATACATCATACTGCATACCTGTCATTTCAAAAGACATTCTTGGTAAAGTCAATCCTGCTTTTTTATCTAAATCAGGATCAAATGATAGTCTTTGAACATATAATTCTTTTGCTGAATAGGCAATAGGAACAATAAATCTTTCTGCTTCTGTGTTATTTGAATTGTATCGAACCAAAGTAATCTCATCAAATAGATTACCAAAACCTACTACAAGTTTACGAATAACACGATTGTATGTTACATTTGCCATTAGATTGAACCAAAAGGATTAGATTCAGAGAAATCTATAATAGAATTCGCTGTGTTAGCAAGATAAAAATTATCATATACTTCTAAGTGTGCTGGTGATTGTAATGGATCAAATGATGTTAATGTATAACGAGCATTACTTGTTTTACCAATTAACAACCTTCCATCAATAAATTCGCCAGCAATATTTGTAACTGATAATGTATTTGAACTTGGAATCCAAGACTGTACATATGCAACTGTATTTGCATTTGCGTATGTGCCGTCTAAAGATTGATATATAATTTCTTGAATTGTATAAACACCTGTTCCAGTTCCAGTATTTAAATGTAATGTATAAGAAGAATCATTAGAAACTTTATCAATATCTGCCATACCTGTGTTAATAATTTCTTGTGAGTACTTGAATTTCTCAAGGTTTAATTCATAGAAATATGGTGCTTTTCTTCCTAATTGATGAAAATCTTTGGCTTGTTCAACGAAAGTAATCTCATACAATTCACCAGTACCATTTAAGAAAGGTACATATATTAAATCACCTTCTCTAGGTCTTGTTAATATTCCTTGAGGCAATCTTTGTTCAAATGACCTTTTTGATAATATTACTTTAACAACGTCTCGAATTTCTAAACCAAACTTAGAAAAGAAATCTTGTTGACCTTCATAACCAGAAGAATCTGATAGGTACATTTCTAATGGATAAGAAGTTTTAAATTTTTTAACTGGATCTTCTCCATATAAAATGTCTCTATCTTCAGGATTAAAAATTGGCATATAAAATGCATCAAACCCCATGATTTTAATTGATTCAACAATTAAATCTTCTATAAGGTGTTGTTCACCTGTTGAGTTGTAATTATTAAAATATACTGAAGTTGCCATATTAGTTCATCATAATTTCTAAAGGGGCGCCATATTCAGTTTGCATTTGATTTTGTAAATTTTCAATCTCATCTGTTGCTTCTTGATAAATTTTGTCACCATTTAATGTTACACTACCAGGTAATTGTAATCCGGCAAATTTCTTGAGATTGTTTCCCCACATTCTTTTGATTAATGCTGTGGCATATTCTTTCATCCATCGGTCATTCCATACTCTACCATAAACATTTGGATTAATTGAGGCATAACATTCGGCAACTACAACATCACCAACGTTGGCTTGTGAAGTGCCCCATGCCCAATCAATAAACAGTTTTTGCATGTGTCTTTGGAAACGAATAGGAACTTCTCCAGTGAACATAAGTTCAAGAGAACGTAAGTGTTGTTGTGTTAAAGTATAATTGATATACGATGCGGAGGTGAAGTCATATAACTCATTAAGACGTAACTGATATCTCAAGTCAAACATATTAATAGTTGCCTGTGAATCGGTAATTGGAAATACACGGGTAACACCCACAATCTCCATCGTATTGTTGGAAGCATCGACAACATTACTTAAATCAATATATTTTTGGTTAATATCAGCTTGTTGAATTGCTTTGACATAATATATTTTTTGTAATCCGTCAAAGTGATAATCTTGCCAGTATTGTAACGCATCATCAATACGGTCCTCCACTTGGTCATCATCTACGTTAATTTCAATGACAGGGAATCCAAGTCTACGAAGGCAATATTGTTTGAAATCGTTTCTATTTGTTATTGTTGCCATCAGTTTCTCCTATTATTAGTGTATTTATGTAACAGGAGAAACTAGTTTTAAATCTTCAGTAGTCCTGGTAATCTAGGTCCATCTTTAATGGATACTAACCAAGCGGTTGTTACTAAAACATTTAGACTTTTCATCCAATCATTTGGAAAATAAGTTTCTTTCCTATATTGTTGAAATTTAATATTTTTATTGTCTATAAAGTTAGCTAAGTAAGCATCTGTATAATATAAGAAACTGTTTTCATTCCAATAACTTACATGAGTGGGGTCTTGAAATGCTCCACGTCCATCGGTACTAGGGACATCAATAAAAGCCCATCCTCCATGTGCCAATACTCTATGTATTTCAGACATGATTTTGGTTTTATCATGTAAATGTTCTAAAATATGACTGGCATTTAATACTCCAACTGAATTATCAGGTAAAGGAATACCATCATTTAAATCACAGTTAGGATAATCAGCCGTATCTCTAAGGTCTACCGTCACATAACCTGGAAATGGATTTAATCCTCCACCAATATCTACTTTTAATAATCCTTTATTATCAGCATCCTTTTCTGCCAACTGTCTTGCATATTGATTAAATAATTCTACAGTTTTAATTTGTATATCGGCATTTCTACTGTTCATTGATGTATTAACACCAGTAACTCTGTAAATATAGAGAACCTTAGGTATACGAACCATCTTAGTTTTTAAGTAAGTTCGAATACACAATTCATGGTCATCACAAATCTCTAATTCGGGGTTATGGCCACCAATTTCTTTATACACGGATGCTCTCCATGTTCTTACATGGTCTGGCGCAAACCAAATATAACCTAAACTGTGACTAGAAGGTTCAAAACTATGCATCGCATACAAATCTTTACCTTTCCAATTATACATTTTATAGGTCCAGCCATTGTCTGATGAATAAGGAACAAATTCATCTTTCATATGATAAACAGCATTATCTGAATAAACAAATCCAGTTGATTCATCTTGGTATGCTTTATTTAATTCTTCTAAACAATCTGGAGTAAACATATCATCATGGTCGGCTTCAACTAATATATCACCTGTACCCAAATTAAACGCATCTAATTTTAAACGGCCAATACTGGCTGTTTGTCCATTCCAATGAAATATTTTTACTCTTAAATCATTTTGTATTTTTTCTGGTAAATGATGTGGAGTACATTTATTATTTGTTAAAATAATCCATTCCCAATTAGAATATGTTTGATTAATAATTGAATCGTATAATTCAAGTAAATATGGTATATTTTCTGGACTGTGTTCAGGTGTGATAAAACTAAATTTGTATTGTTTCATAATTTAATCAAAGAAAAATAAATGTGTCAGTCTGCCGTCTTGTTTGTTTTGTCCAAAATATGGTCCTGCCGAATGAATACATCTGGCATCCATGATGACTAATCTATTATACAGGTTACCAGCTGAATCGGCAATATCAAATTTGGTAGAATCATAAAATCCACCAGAGAAAGCTCTATCAGCATCAGCATCTGTTGCTCTTCTGGCACCATTAATTTTAGACCTATGTAATCTTGTACCACTTTCTAATGGTGCATCTGGTGTCATGTATATCATGGCAGCCCATTTTTGCATATCATAATGATAAACTTG